GTACATTCGACGTCTGATTAGGCGGTAATAGCATGCCACGTAGGACGTTATACTTCCAGCAATTACCATGGACGGGTGGATTAAACACTGCAGTCGATTCAGGTGCTATACCTCCCAATGATCTTACTATTGCTGACAATATTATATTCTCAACTAGTGGAGCGAGAGTAAAGCGCCAGGGCCTCAGCTATTTTGACGCCGCATCTGCGATCCCAGCCTCTCTTAGCCGGTCATCAGTCGGTACAACTAGGACGATCGTATTTGCATCTGCGATCAGCGTAGTCGGTAATCAGCGCTTAGTAGTGGGTGAGAAGATCACTGTCTCCGGTGGCCCATCAGCCTATAACGGTAACTTCACCGTTGCATCGATAACAACAACGAATGTTGCAAACGACACCATCACATATGTAGCGGGTAGTGTATTGGCACAGGGTAATACTGCAGACGCAGCAATCATTGTCTCGTACACATCTAGCATAATCGCACTCCATGATTACTGGAGAACAGACGCATCTAATAATAAGGTTCAACTTCGAATAGCTGTTACTGATCAACCAAAGATATTTTCCTATGATTCAACGGGAATGCGCACAGAAGTAGTAAACACTGGTACCGCTCTAACTGGACCAGAGACTACATGTTCCACTGCAGTCATGAACGAGAAACTTATTTTCGGTTTCGGTAAGATAGGCAACACGCCTAAAAAATACAATCCAGATCTCTCTGCCAACCTTCAAGATCTAGGTGGGACTCCACCAGACTTCTCCATTTGCCAAGTACATCAGAGTAAGTTATTTGCTAATAATAAATTGAATAAGGACGAACTAAACGCCTCTTCAACAGGAGACCCTGAGGAGTGGACTGGTAACGGTGACTCGTGGGTAGTTGAAATTGATCCAGGAGACGGCGATTCAGAGGGCATCGTACAAATACACCCACCATTTAAGGGCGACTTATTCCAGGTAAAAGGTCGAAAGACATACCGGCTAGTTGGCAACGATGCGTCGAATTACCAAATTCTACCAGTAACGAACGGATTGGGCGGAGTCGGTGTTCGAAGTGTTGCAGCTGTTGACCTGGATGACGTGGTCTACTGCAGTCCGAAAGGGTTTCATTCACTTGCTGCGACCAGTGACCATGGTGACTTCAAAGGTGCATTCCTATCAGCCAAGATACAGCCGACATTTAATGCCTTCAATCAACCACGCTTAAAGTATACGCAGTCTGCTTATGTACCAGATCTAAACTCGATAGCCTTCGCTGTGTCCGGTCCGTCAGCAAGCGGTAACGACCAGATTTATTTCTATAACATCAATATTAAAGAGTGGTATAGATGGCCGTCTATATCATGCCAAGCAATTGCCTGCCACATAAGCTCGGATGGTCTTACTAAGCTTTTAATAGGCACTAATCAAGGGCGTATCTTAGAGTCCCAGAATGGTACCTATTCAGATTTCGGAACAACCGGGATTGATTACGACATCGTAACTGGATCGATATACCCGGACAGTAATCCAAATACTATGAAGGGGTTTAAAATGTTGACCCTTCTATTTAGACCGCTGGGCGACTTCTCGTTCACGGCTACGATTAAGATAGACAACCACGCCCCACAAGCGCTTGTCTTCTCAGCGTCCTCTGGGTCTGATCTATTAGGCTCTACATTCGTTCTAGGAACCTCTGTATTAGGCAGTAACGACGTTATGGCGCCCTTCTCCTATCCTATAGACGGATACGGACGTGGATTTGTACTTGAAATCGAACAGAATAGCCCTGCAGAACAGGTTGAACTGTACGGCCTTATAATCGAGTATGAACCAGCAGATCTCGACCAGGAAGTGTTAGGAACATCCGGTGGCTAATAATTTATCGATCACAAAACAGTGGGCTGATGGCGAGATTCTTCTAGAATCCGACCTAGACTACATTAAGAATGATACTGAGACCTTTGTAAATATCACTGGTCTTAACGATGACAATATACAGAATAATGGAATTACTGGGTCAGACAAACTAGTCGACGGCTCCATCTCTACAGCCAAACTAGCTAATAGTGCAGTCACAACGGCGAAGATTGCCGACGGTGCAGTCACTACAGCTAAGATTCTAGATGCCAATGTTACCTATGCTAAATTAGCTGCGGATGTTATTGCTGCAGTTATTCCACCTGGATCTGTGTGGGATTTTTGTGGCTCCTCATTACCATCTGGATGGCTCTTCTGTGACGGTTCGGCCGTAAGTAGAACAACCTATGCAGCGCTATTTACTGCTATAGGAACTTCGTACGGATCCGGTAACGGATCTACTACGTTTAACGTTCCAGACTCAAGAGGACGTGTCACTGTAGGAAGAGATAACATGGGCGGCTCCTCAGCCAGCCGCATGACTTCTACTACCATGTCCCCTAACGGAACGACTCTTGGAGCCACTGGTGGTACTGAGACACATGCGCTTACACCGGCCCAACTAGCAGCGCATACGCACACATTCAGTGCCACTACATCGGCACCGAGTGCGACAGTGTTATTAAATGCGGGTGGAAATTCAGTGGCATCGGCAGGTCATACTCATACAGTAAGTGGCACTACAACGGCACAGGCTGCATCTGGATCTAATGGTACAGCGCATCTAAACGTACAACCATCGATCATCGTCAATAAAATGATTAGGACGTAGCTCAGCTATGCCTATTTTAACTATAACCAAACATTGGGCCTCAGGTGCAATTCTATTCGAAGCAGATCTTGATTTCATCAAAAATGACTTAGAAGAGTTTTTTAATGTAACTGGTATTGATGACGATAATTTACAAGATGTCGGTATAACTGCTTCTGATAAAATCGTCGACGCGACAATTGGTAGCACACAGTTACAGGGAAGCTTAGTTACTACTTCTAAGATTGCAGATGATGCTGTTACTACCGTTAAAATAGCAGATGGGAGCCTTGAACCAGAGGTCTTCGCAGCAGATGTAATAGCTACAGTTATCCCACCAGGTACAATGTGGGAATATGCTGGCTCCTCAGCACCGACTAATTGGCTGCTATGTGATGGATCTGCCATAAGTCGAACTACATATGTAGCATTGTTTACAGCACTTGGGACCAGTTATGGTGCAGGCAATGGTTCAACTACGTTCAATATCCCAGATTGCCGTGGAAGAGTTAGAGCTGGCAAAGACGACATGGGAGGGGTTAGCGCTAATCGACTGACTTCGGCTACTATGTCCCCTGACGGTAGTACAAGAGGGGCCACAGGTGGTACTGAGACACAGACTCTTACAGCTGCCCAAGTCCCTCCGCACCATCACACTGTCGGAGCAACCACTTCCACTGGAACGCTTCCGGCTATTATAACGCCACCATTTAATCCAAATACTGTTAATACAGCAACGGATACCCATACACACACCTTTAGTGTAGTCACTCCAAATACACTAGGAGGGGGGACTGGGTCAGCACACAACAATACTCAACCTTCTGTTATAATGAACGTAATAATAAGGACTTAGATGGAACCCAATAAACAAGATATAATTAGATTAGTTGATAAGATTGCAGTACGAGATGCTGTAACCAAACTTAAAACTATGGCTTTGGCTGATACTAAGAACCAAGTAGAGATTCCAGTAAGTCACTACTTTTCTAAGGATGTGTACGCACGTGAAATGCGCATGAAGGCTGGAGAACTTGTAATTGGTAAAATTCATCGTCATCAGAATCTCTGCATTATTAGTGCAGGAGAGGTTTCCCTGATCTCTACAGACGGTGCAATGCGAGTTAAGGCTCCATACACTTTCGTTTCTGGACCAGGTGCTCAGCGAGCTATTTATGCGCACTCCGACACAGTGTGGACTGTCATACACGGCACAAATGAAACCGAACTTGAAACGATTGAGAAGCAGTTTATTGCCGCTGATTATGAAGATTTATATTTAGGTAGTAAAAGAGAACTGGCTGATGTGTTATTCGTACTTGGGATTAATGATGAAGATCTAAAACTAATTTCAGAGAATGACGCAGATCAAGAGCCCTTTTCTAAAGAGTTTTCTGTAGAAGTTCGACCATCGCCCATTCATGGGATGGGCCTCTTCGCTAAAGATACATTTGAGTGCGGATCCATTATTGCTCCAGCTAGAATTTCAGACAAGAGAACACCAGCAGGAAGATTTTCAAATCACAGTCCAAAACCAAATGCAAAAATGAAGATGCAATCTAACGGAAACGTTGATTTAGTTGCGATAAAAGAAATCAAATCAGGAGAAGAAATCATGACCGATTATTATTATAATTATACAAATACGAGGTTACCAGTATGTCGTGGGTAGCAACAGCCGTCGTTATAGGCGGAGCGCTCGTCGGCGGTATCGCAGGGGGCATGCAAGATCACTCTTCTGCACATTCCCAAAATTCATCTGGTATTGATTTGGGTGCAGCGTCAGACACTGAAAAAGCTGCTGACAAGGGCGTTGGTGCTGATTATGCAGCACTTCAAAGGATGGTTGGTGCTGGTCCAGGACAATCAGACGTCTCCTCGGCATACGGACAACAAAAGAGTTATGCTGGAATGCTAGGGGACTACGCCCGAACTGGAGGTGCGGCCTCACAACAAGACATCCTTCAGGCACAGGAACAGGCAAAACTCCAATTCGCGCCTCAACAAGTAGCACTTGATCAGTCATTCGAAAAGGAACAAATTCGCGCCAAGCAACTAGCGGCTCAACTCGGACGTCCAGTTAACGACGCCTATGTACAAG